CTTGCGTGATTTGCGCGCTTGATCTGCACTCACTGCAGTGTTTAATAGTATTGCGCCAGATATCAAATAGCTCATGTAGTTAGCTCCTCAAGTTTGTAGACTTCCATGCCAAGCTCGTAGTACTCTAGAGCGGTAAACATTTCCTCTAATGTTGAAATGTCTGTTTCATTGGTTGGGTTGGGGTGAATCGTTGTCCAGATCGCATCTTCATGCGTGTGTACAACCCGCTTTGTGCCAGCCTCTGAGATAAAAGACGCAGGCGCTGTGTGTGTCTCTAGGCCAAATTCTGTATAGCAGGTAATCCTGCCCTTGCTGATGATGTTGAAGTGACGATGCCGGTGTATTCTGCCAACTACCACGGTGCCCCCAGCAAGGTGTATCTCTCTAGCATAGACGCCAGGCGCTAACCAGTGCTTGAGAGGCGCATCATTAGGATCAATACGCTCGCCATCTGGCAGCGCTTGGCATGCCATCTGTATAGCCATGATCTTTTGCCGTGCAACCGGTGCAGGCAAGTTAGCTGGTGGCAACTCAATCAAGTCATTACTCATAACCTAATTTTATAAACCACAAACTAGACTAGCAACACCTGTATATCGTGGCGTTATACCCTACGCAAACACATCAAAGTCGGTGCTGGCGCTGGATTGACCCATCGGTCTACCGCCGAGCTGGTGTGTGCGTGTCATGCGGTTGTATTCACCGCCACCTAGCATGAGGTAGCCAAAGGAGTCGCCAATGTGCGAGTGCTCATTCTTGTTTGGGGCGTCCCTAAAGCGCTCTTGGCCAGCGCCAATGGCTATTCGCTTGAAGTGGTAGCCACCGGCCAGTGATTTACGCAGCAGCTTGCACTCGCGGTTGACGATAAGACCTGGTCGGCCTTGGATAAGACGCTGCATAGGTGCAGCAGACGCCTCACGACGCACCTTAAAGTCATTGGACGCTGTCGGCTGCGCACGCAACCCCAGTGTTTTAAGGTAATCAAAGGCTGTGACCTCGTATATACCGTCCCTTGCCATACCTGCCGGGTCTCCCCAGACCAATACCTGGTGATTGGGGTAGCGTTGGTTCAGTTCTCCGAGCAGCTGGTGGCCAAAGCGCTCGAGACCCATGTCAAAGGTGACGATCTCTTGGTGTATGAGCCATCTGCCGTTAGGTAAACGCTGTCCAATGGTGGCAGCTGGGGTTAGACCAAAGTCCAAGCCCACTTGAATGGGCACATTGGGGTCAATTTCGGTCTCGCCCGACATGGTCGAGTCTTCATACTCTGGCCAGACGGGTCTGCCTTCCTGCACATAGGTGTATTCGCCACCGGCGTAGCAGCGGATCCAGTCTAAATTCTTGCCAAGCAGCATTTGCTGGTAGTAGCCTGCTGGCAGGTTGTGTATGTTCTCTGCTTTGGGGTTAACTTTCCACCACTTGCCAGACGCAAAGACATGATCGTTGGCCTCTGGGTTCTCCGGCAGGTGCTCTACGTCTACAGGCACCACGCCGCCAGGCTGTCGAAAGAACTTCCAGGCGTGTGGACCGCTCATCTTCTCCTTCTCAGCCATGCGGTGATACCAATGATCATCATCACACGGGTTGGTGTCCATCCAGATGCCATGCCATGAGGCGCCGCCATCTCGCTGGGTAGGGTATCGGCCAACACGGTGGGTCAACCCGTCAATAACTGCCTTGGGCAACTCACGCGCCTCATTCACCCAAGCGCCGGTGAGCTCCAAAGACAGCAACTTGCGTACATCTTTAGGTTGATCAAGTGCTAGGAAGATGACCTCGCAGTCAATACCGCAGGCCTCACCTCGAGCTGGTAGTCGGATGTGGTGTGTGATAGGCGGTGTCCACAGCAAGTTACCGAATGTGCTCTCGGGAAAGAGGTCAATCCATGTCTTGATCGTGGTGGTCTTGAGCATGGGGTAGCTATTTCGCACGATAGCCCAGCGCGAGTAGCGTATGTTGTCAATGGGTGAGGGCTTTTGCTGCACAGCTTTGATAAAGATCTTGGCCGCACACCCGTAACTCTTGCCGCTACCCACAGGCCCCATGATGCCTTGTACAAAGTTCTTGCTCTGGATAAAGTCATAGATGACAGGCGACTCGCTGAAGTCGAGGTTTAGCCCACCAACGGGAATAGCTTTAGTTGAATGCTCTTTTGTTTTCACGCTCAGATCCAGATGTATTTGTTAAACATGTAAAAGAAAAAGCTCACCACAGCAATAAGCGCCAGGAGTATTGCAAAGTCACTTAGTGGTGGATCTCGGTGCGGTCCAGTAATGATGTCTTTATTGACGTACTCTTTGGGATAGGCCTCCTGCAGCGTGCGCGGGAACACCCGCACAGTCGGGTGGCTATCAGTTATGTGCTGTTCCATCATCGTCAACCTCCTCACATAAGTCGCAACCTGGGTGATCTGGATCCCTGCAGCTAGGGTGAGCCATAAGCATACTCCTATGCCTACGCTCGTGCCTGTCCTGCGCCTTGAGCTCCTCTATGTCGTACTCATCCATCATGTCTCACCCCTCGGCGCCACAACATTGATGTCAATCACAGATGGCTTGCTGCTGCCATCATCTGGGTTATCCAGCAAGCCACTAGCCTTGGCCAGCAGCCTCAAGACTCCCACCTTGTCATACAGCTCAATGTCAAGCGTGGAGTACACATTGCCGTCAGAGTCCTTCTTGCTGTTGACCTTGATAGACTTAATCGCGTGCAACGCATGCTCTGGTATCAAGTGGCTAGCCTTCACAGTCACATTGCCACTCTCATCCCAGCTCATGATGTCTGTGATCTTTGTGTTAGCCATAGACAGCAACGCATAGGCCACAGCCTCACGATTGCTCTCAAGCGTAGCACTGCGCTCCAGCCGCCTCTCAATCGAGCGCACACCACCCCAGTTCTTCACACTAGGGATCTGCTCAGATAAGCGAGATTTAACCCGTGCCATCAGAAAGGTATATCCTCGTCAAGCAAAGCTACCTTGCCAGCAACAGGTGCAGCAGCAGCCGGAGTAGCAGTCTTAGCCTTACCCACCTTGATCTTGAACCACGCCTGGCCATCAGCCATCTTGTTCACATACAGGTCAAGGAAGTGCTTAGTCCCATCTGGCATCACAAAGGTGCCCTTGTAGTCGCCATGCCAAGACTCAGTCTTCTCAGCGTTCTTCCAGCACTTGCCCTCACTAGGCTTTATTTCACGATCATCAGTCATACAACTCCTTGGTTAAAAACAGGGGAAATGTCTTCTAGGAAAAAGACAGGAAAAATTGGGTAGTGCCCCCGCTACGCTACCGTAGGGGGCGGGGGGCAAGGGTGCCTCTTGCTTGGCCAGCTGCAGGCGCTGCCTACCTGCCACGCCTTGCACATGTGCCTTGCCTTTGCTTGTGCACAATCCATACGTTCGTTTGGTCTTTGCACAGGTTTGTGCCAGAGCCTCTACAAGGCGCTGAGAGGTCGAGTGGCTACCCTTGCCTAGGGCGACCCTAGATCGTGGCTTGTAGGTACCTTGCAAGCCTTTTAAATGGCATTCAATCATCTGGTGTCTGCCTGCAATTGACGTATGCCAGCCATCAAGGCCTTGGATGTGGGTGTGATGCCCTCGGCCTTGTACAGCGCCAGCAGCGTGTCGATGCTGTCAGCGATCTGCTTGGCTGTCATGCCATCAGACTTCAACTCGTTAACTTCTAAGTTGTTCAGAACTAACATGTCTGCTTCTTTCTCTTTAAGAAGTTTACTTGTAACAAGACTACTTATAACAGGAAGACCTCTCATGTCTTCTTCCGTGTTATCTACAACCTCTACGTTGTGATAAGGTTGTGATTGCTGCACAACCTGCGGGTTGTTAGTGCTAGGTATCTTATGCACAGGTTGTCCACGCTTTGGTTGACTCTTTTTGACTACTTTGCGCTTGCCTGCTGCTGGCTCTGGTTTGTCTGTTTGCATGTCTTGCTCCCTTTTCATCTGTGGTGTTCTAGTGTCCTCGATACTGCTCGTCACTGCTATGGCTGTCTCTGCGTCTATGTCTGCGCCAAAGATAACCCGTAGCGTGTCTGTCCTCTCTCCTTTAAACCCCTTCCTTACTGTCTCCAGGTAGCCGCACTCTCTCAGCTGCTTGAACTGCTTGGATACCGCTTGCTGGGTGATGCTCAAGTCCTTGGCTAGCCTTGTCTGGCTCACCCATGTGATACCGGCTCTGTTGCAGTAACTACACAGCGCTGCCAGCACTCTGACTGCACCGTGATGCAGTCGCAGGTCAAAGACCGCCTTGATTGGCAGCACTACTAACTTGCGCTGGTCTGGTGGTGCCTCCTTCAACTTCAGCCTTGGTGGCTTTGGTATCTCAAAGCTCACCACATTGTCAGCCATTGCGCTCATGTTTCTTGATCTGGTGCATGTACGCCCTGACCTTGGCCTCTGCGTTTGCGCCATATCGACCGTCTAGCGCCTTTAGATGCCTCTCGATCAACTCCTTGTCCCGCAAGACTTCCCAAGTCGTCAACAACTCTCGCCCACACGCCTTCAGTAGCGCCTCCAGGCTGGGTGACGGCGCGTTGCTTGCCTTGCGATAGATGTACTTCCTCTTCATGCATTGCTTGCCTTCTTGCGGCTCCTGCTGGCCTTGGCTAGGTTTTCTAGCCTGGCTAACTTGAGCTGCTCCATGTGTGTAGCGTCCAAGATCTGGGTGATCTGCTCGGTGGTCTTGAATGTGTGCAGGTTGGCACACTCATACCGCCGCACTGTAATGTTGTTCTCTCGCTTGCGTGTCTCTTTGATTGACGTCCAGGTGCTGCAGATCGGGCACTTCATGGCTGCACCTTCAAGACTTCCTCGTTGAGCTCAAAGGCCAACCGGCGCACCTGATCTAGCAGCTCCTTCAAGTCGTACACCCGATCCATCTCGATCTCAAGCGCAGCCTTCAAGACCTCGATCTGGTAGTTGAGCCTGCGCATCTCGCCGTTGGCCTCCTGCGTGTCAATGACCGTGCCCTCGTCATCTCTGACAATCTTCACGTAGCTTATGTGCATCAGTCGTCCCTGTCCATCCAGCTGTAGATCAATGTGAGCGCCACAAACACGCCCACAATAATGCCGACTAGCATCAGCGCGACCAAAATCAACACAGTCTCAAGCATTGTCCACCTCCGATAGTGCCCAGTGCAACAGCGATAGCGCGTCTGCTACGTTGTCATCTGTTACCTGATAGCCCATGCCAACCATGGCAGCGATCATGTCTTCCTTGCTCGCGTTGCCTTTTCCAGTAGCGTGCTTTTTGATGGTGCCAACCGGCACGCCTTGGTATGGGATCTTGTGGTGCTCACACCAGCTGGTCAGCGTGGCCATCAAGCCGCCGTAGACATGCGCGCTGTCTGTGCTGGCATGCCGGCGCACCTCTTCAAAGTAGATGGATTGGATCTCGCCACCGACCGTGCCCTTGAGCTCTGTCAACCACTGCTTAAAGCGCAGGTAGCGCATGCCGCCACCCTCGTACCTGCCAG